GAGCAAGGATTTCTCCCTGCTCCTTTTCCTTTTTCAGATTATTTAAACCCACAGAGGTTTCCCTCTGACGTCTATATAATACCACTATAAATTAATTCATGCAATAAAAAAGAGGGCGGTTTCCCGCCCCGTCAATTGCTTAATTTGTCTACCAGCCAGCCTGTCGCTACTGCTCCTGCAATATAAGACCACAGGTTTCTTTGTCGTTTCGCAATTTTCAAATCATGCGTTAATTCGTCAATTTTCTTCGTCAATTTGTCTAAAGAGTTCTGCAACTTCGTCAAGTTCTCTTCGGCTGTCCGCAATGATATCTCGGCACTCTGCAATTGTTCTTGAGTTCTCATCAATTCTTTTCTGCACTCTATCAGCTGATTCTGCAGCTGCGTCAACTCTTGAGATGCTTCTGTCGAGTTGCTCTCCAGCTTGTTTAACTTGATCTCCAGCTCGTTTAACCGCATCTGCTGATTGCTCGCTATAGTTTTTAACTTCTCGTACTGTGTTCTTTGCATCACCACCGTTTCCGGGGTCAGTAGTGCCGCTGAATATGAGATATATGAACAGGGCGACAACAGCAACGACAGCGCAAACAACAGCGATAATTTTCTTCTTCTCATACATTTTACACCCCGTTTTCTAGATACCACTGCGCTTTCCCGCGGATGGTATCTCCGCCGGTACCGATTTCGTCTCCGTTACAGAGCTGCTCTAAATCCCAGCGGCAGTCGGGCTCTCCGCTGTACAATCCATAGCCGTCGTCATTAGCGGCTTCACCATGCGTCATGAAATGCTCGCGATCAATCGGATTATCGAAAACCTCGGCAATAACAGCGAACATCTTCGCCAGCGTTTCAATTTGTGCCTCGGTCGGAGGATATTCTCCTAAATCTCCAGGGCGGGCTTCATAGCAGCAGCATAGAGCAATTGCAATGCTGCCTGTGTTCCTGTGCCATGTTGCTTTCGGTACTTCGTCAATCGGTCTTGTGTAGATGATTTCACCGTCGCCGTCAATGTTAAAATGATAATCGTTAAATGTTGTATAATACCGTCCAGCCGTCCAGTGTCCGTATGTTGTAACGGGCCACGGGAATTGATAAAAATAGCTTCTCTTATCAATAAGCTCTTGTTTAAATTCTTCTATCGTCATGATTACCTCCATCTAAAAAACCGCCATTTAGCGGTTATTTCTTGAGCTTTGCAAATATATTGTTGTCAAGCAGCGTTATCAACTTGTCTATGTGATGATTGCCGGCGTCTCTCAAATTCTCGCAAATCGACAGTATCTCGTTGTAGCAGATATAGCCAAACATGAATTTAAGCACTGGCCACGAAAGCGGAATCTCAATTGCTGATAAAACGGTATCAATCTGCGAAGCCGTGAGAATTAAAATTGTGAAGAGAATAAACTTTGTCAGAAAGCCCCACAGCATAATCTTAGATTTTAAGCGTTTCGCGCTGAACGCAAGAACAATGCCGTATAGCTTTTCTCTCGTTGTCAAGTAGGCAGGATCCATACCTTTATCCACAAGATACTGATAACCGATAGCCAGCCAGCGTGTAGAAATGTCGATAATAATCAACCAAAAATAAGCGTTGAGCACTACGCCGTAGGAGCTGTTGATGAATGACAGAATGTACATCAGCACAACGCTTACGACTGTCTTTGATTCCCATTTGTCTAAAAGATTGAGACTTGTCCGGCAGAAGTATTCGGCAAAATCAATCAAATCTAAGACAAAAACGCAGGTAACAAATCCGCCCCACAGATACGGAGGTTTACTGTATCTGCGAATTTTTCTTTTTAATTTTTGAAAAAATGTCATGATGTCCACCTAAAGTATATAAATTACGGGTATTTAATCGAGAAATTAAGCGGTTTTCCGATGTTCGCTTTTAAACGCAAGAAGTCTGCATTCGCGAGATCCCCAGATATAGTCTCCGTCGTTTCACGCCCTGCATCAAATGTTACATCTCCTATTTTGACTTTAATAATCGTTGTAGTATAGATTCCGGGTTTTTTATAGAAATCACTAATTCCGTCTACTGTAAGCGTAGCCATTGGATGTCCGTAAATGTTAGTTATTTCTACATGGGAAACTTGATATCCGTCGCTCGTAGTATTGATTTTCCCGCGTGCTGCGATCAGCATACTCCCCATACCTTTCGCAAGTGTCAATGTTCCCCGAATGTCAAGTGTCGGAGAATCGCCGCCAGATGGCGGATTCTCTACGTTTTCTATTTCCTTTTTAACGTAGTATTTTTTTCCGTCAACGCCGTTAAAAACGTACATATGGGTGTCGATGACATCTCCGACTTTTGCATAATGCGGCACGCCGTTGATATCGAGTTTCAGGTAATTGTTTCCTACTAATGATTTATCCGTCGTCAATTCTGCGATTTCTTCTTCTCCGTTCGGTCTGATAATCTTAAATTTATCCATTATTCCACTCCAATCTTTGCCCCGTTTGGCAATTTAATCATATTTCCATCAAAAATTTCTGTCTTCTTTACATATTGAGATAGATCTGCAGCAGGTCCCGGCGGCCCCTGTATCCCTGTATTTCCCTTTTCCCCTTTCTCACCTTTCGGGATCGAGAAATTAAACACTGCTGCGTTAGCCGTTCCAGAATTTGTCACTTTAACGTTCGTGCCAGGCTCCGACGTTGTTACCGTTCCGATTTTGATTGTTGCAGCGGTTCCGTCTTTTCCATCCGCACCTTTTTGCCCTGGATCCCCTTTGGGGCCTTGAATACCCTGTCCGCCGCCACCAGACACTGGGATTACAAAATCAAATACGGCATTTGTGCTGTTCCCAGAATTCGTCACCGAAGCAGAGGTGCCTGTTGTCACTTTTCCCACTTTTATTGTTGCCGCTACCCCGTTCTTCCCATCGGCGCCCTTCGGCCCCGGGTCTCCTTTCGGCCCCGGGTCGCCCTTCGGACCCGCTCCGCTACCGCCGCTGCCTCTATTCTCGTACAGCCACTCAAGATCATTAAAGATGTAATCGCCGATGCCATCGTTCGTCGCATTAAAAAAAGCGCTGTTTTTGCCAAATACGCCCGGCTTTACGATATTATCGTTTTCGTCACGGATTTCCGGATGCTGAAATGTTTGCGGTTTCATTCGGATACCTCAGCTTTTTTGATCTCCAGCGTGACTGTGTCTCCGTAGTTCAATTCGTCCGTCTCTTCTTGACTTGTTGTCTGTATTGTCATCATGTCTCCAGTTTCCGGATTATGAAAGCTAAACGTCGTTAAAACTCCGTCGTTCTGCGGATATGACACTTTACCGTTTACTACGTAATTTCTTTTCATGATTTTTTTCTCCTTTTTTAATAACCTGTGACATTTGCGTCAAGCCAAAGTGGACTTACACCTGTATATTCATCATAGTCAAAGTCATCATCATTCGGAGCTCGCAACAAGTTTCCCCATTTAAATTCTACATATGCGGTTTGCGGTCCCAGTCTCATAAACACTTCATCCCACCTGTGGCTTAGCCCCCCATTTCCGACGAAATGCACCGTTGGTACTGTCATGCACACCGCGTGCTTTATGCCTGATTTTAGAGTCACTCGTTCTTGTGTTTCGTATTCATCGTTAATCGGTTTAATTGTGCGTACTACATTTAAGTATTTACGCTGTGACGAGAAAATACACACACCATCCTCGTTGTAAACTTGTAGTCCGTTGCTATCGCTTGGTTGTTCCACGCCAACTCCGAATATAAAAAACTCTAAATCGCTCGGTTTGTTTCCAGATGTAGTATTTACGTATATATGCCTCGATAATCTGCCGCCGTCTGGTGCTGCAATCGCAAAAAACAGCTCTACCAATTCATTTCTCGGATTATGTATAAATAAGGTCGCTGGGTACTCCGGAATAGCAATGTCTGCATTCCATGTGTTATTTATTTTTTGCCACTTAGCCACTGTAAATTTTCTCAATAAAATCAAGTTATTAAAGTTGTCATTAATCTGTACTACTCCCGAATCATTTCGTACTTCTATATAATTCGCCATATTAAACAACTCCTATCAATAAATACCCACCAGAGATTCCTCGACTTACATCAATCTTAACTTCTGTCTGCGATATATACTCAATATCAACATTTATTCCTTTAATTCCTACTGTAAAATCACCATCCGGCGGGCTGGAGTCAGTCGGAGCAACATAAATCCACCAGAGTTCATTTCCTGCCTGAATATTGTATTTTTTGCTAAATTCATCCGCCGTAATTTCAATGCTGTCTATTATCCTTGTAAGTCTTGCTGTAATATCCATCACACATACCCCATTTTCATCAAAAACTTGTAACCCCTGCGGCATATACTTAATTGTCACCTCTTTCTTAATCCCGTCTTTAACTATGCACCCTTTACTTTCTATCGGTACTTTTACCGTAATTCCCGTGTGATTATCGACATCGTGCGGTTTTTCTTCTTCATGCGGCTTTTCTGTGTTGCCTCGTTTCTTCTTCAAGCACGCATACACGACAACACCGATAATCACAACTACAATTAACGCATAGTACATTCTTACCACACTCCCATCCGTACTCTTAACATATTGTTACTATCGAAAACCTGAATCAGATTGTCTTGTATTACCGTTCTTGCTCCGCTTGTCGCCGTTTCCAGTTTACCGATTCTTGCCGTGATTGCCGATAGACTTGTCACCGTTAACTTATCAGCCGTTACGGCTTTTGCCGCAAGCATTCTTGACACAATTACGTTATTGTCAAAAACGGTCTGTCCGGTTACGTGTAGATATTTGCCGTTTATCGTCGTAGTCGTCGGCGACAAGTTAATCTGATTGATCACGTCGCCTTTTTGCACTCTTAAATTAATAGCGTCGGTCATTTGAGCTATGGCGCTGTAATTAGCTTTTGCAAGCATTAAATTTCCGAGGTTAGAGACTATTGTCGTTACGTCTTGCTTTGCGATTGCGCCGTCGTTGAGCTTTTGCTTAACTAACGCGTCTACTTTCGCAAGACTTACCGCTTCATCGTCAATCATGTCCTTACTGATTGAGATTTTGACGACTACATGGCTCTCTCCGGATTTCTCGCCCTCTCCGAACAGGTCATAATAAGCGATGGATACGTCATAGATACCTGCACCACATGTGTGACTATACACATTATTTTCGGTCTTGATTGTTTTCTGCCCGTCCGTGCCATTGATGTAAATGTTCATCCCCGCGCAATCTTTCGGAATCGCTTCAGCAGTCAGCCCAAAGCCCCCGATTGTACTCATAAGCACAGGCGGATTAGGCTTCTTAGGTACCGGCTTGTTATACTGCAAAATAGCCGGGGCGGAGTATTTGCCGATTGCCGATTTTGCGTACAGATATAACTTCCCGCTTCGTTCAGTCAGCGGTAGTATAGCGGACAGGTTATTTATCCGGGCTAACAATCCCGATGTTTCTGCGCCGGCATTATCATCTGTCCGGATCTCGTAAAACGCAACGTCGGTATTTGTGACTTCTTTCCAGCTGGCCGTGCACGCTGTTCCAAAGTCTACACCGAATCCGTCTGGCGTGTTCGGGATTTCCGTCTTGAGTGCGACAAGTATCTTCAGCTGCGGAGATGTGTCCGGACTTGTCGTTTCGCCCCATTCGTCTTTTGTGCAGACGGCGATTAAGTAGGTATCACCGACGATAGCCTGCGGAATGACAACCTGATCTTTCCCGCTGCCGCCGAATGTCCATTCTCCGTCAAAACCGAGTTCAGAGCCCTTTGTGCCCTCTTTGATAACAAGATCTTTTGCCTGCCCGTTGCTGGTTTTGTACCAGACATCACCCTGTAAATAGCTCTGCAATTCAGGCGGCGTCCAGTTGACCACAATATCATATCGAGATACACCGTCCGCAAGCTGCCTGTAACGGTTATATGCGGTTAAATTCGTAACTGGCGGGATGTAGTACGGAGCCAATGTGTACTCATAAGCTTTAACTTCTGATAAGTCCTGCTGTCCTGCGCCAAAAATATTGTGCGAACAGAATTTCAGGTAAATCTTCTTACCGATATCGTCTTTCGCAAACGGTACTTTAAAAATAGAGTTGTCAATCCTGATAAAGTCTGTATCTTTTGCGTGCGTTCTGACAGTCGTATTGCACTGTCCACGGTATAACCCCGACAGCAGCCACGCACCGTTTGATTGCAGATTGGCGTTGATATAGCTCATGCATTCGCCGTCTATCCAACATAATGTGTTCTTGCGCTGCGCGTCCTGCGGCGTACCGCTAAGCAATTGATCGTTACACGTCACAAATACTTGATTACCCGATGGATGATTCGGTATCGGCGACAGCGGCTGTGTTAATTTACCGCACCGCGCGGAGCCTGCAATTTGCCCGACTGTCCGGTAGTTCGTGTTATCATCGGAGACATACACCGTGCAGCCGCCCCAGCCGTCAGCTTTGCCTTTTGCCGCAATCCAGAGCTCCAATCCGTCTGCTGTAAGATCTGCAGGCGGCTGGAAAATAACCGGGATGGTGTCCGGAGCGGTTTTGTTGTAGTCGATGTACGGTCTGTCGTTTGCATGCACGTTATATTTTGCGGCAGGATAGTCTCCCGGCGCTCTTGATATAGCGGTTACGGTTAAGCACCCATCAGTGCCTTCGGTGATACCGTTAATGACCGCGACTTGTTCAAAAATACCCGAATTTTCATCGGTCAATCTGACTAAGTCGCCGACTTCTAAGCGGCACAGGCTCCAATCGAGTTTAAACGTGTATTGCGTTCTCTCGTACTTATTGTTTCTTGCCAACTGTTCAGCAATTTTAACCGCCCGCTCTTTTGTGTAAATATAATGAGCGTTCGTTACGCTTGCGGCTCTTACGCCGTAGTTCTTGATATCTTCGGTAAATTCGTAGCTGACGGATTCTTTTTCGTAGCCGTTTGCGCGGTTGATAAACTCTACCGGAAACTGATTATAGATTGCAGAGCTGTCTTTTCTCTTGTACGTCACAAGAGCCCCGCCCGACTGCGGTAAAAAATCATCCGCCGTCAGGTCTGTAATACCTGTTTTATCCGGTGCCCAGCTACCTACCGGTCTATCGGCCAGTGGTACAATTTTTAGCTTGTCATTTGACCAGAACACATAAGCATTGGTCAATTTTGCGATTTCATTAACAACTTCCCGGGCGGCTTTCGCGTCCTCATCAGGCGGTGAGGAAATTAAGAGGTCTGCTTCTTTGCAGTACTTCCGGTAGTTGTCCAGCCCGATAATCTGCATGTCCTTTTTACCGATTTTGTCTAAGACATATCTGATATAATCAGCCGGATTGACATCAACGCCATCTCCGGTCTCTAATAGTCTGCCTTTCACCTCAAAATTATACGATGGCATGGAGCCGGAATCACCTAAATCAATAACGCCCGCCATGTAGGCCAATTCAGGATACGGTAATGCCTTGTCCGGGTGTTTTCCTTGCGTATATGCCCAGGGCTGCTGATTTTCTTTTCCATCAAATAGCGTCAACTGAATGTCATCTGCTGGGTAATTGTGTACATTTTTACCGATCCACACTTTTCCGATCCCAGAAATAGGACCCTCACAAAGTCCTAAAATGACCGCTACCGTGTAAGTATAGGTTATGCTGACTTGCTTAGATTTACCGCCCTTCCCTGCTTTGTGCGTTTCTCGGTGTTCGTGAGCAGTGAAATCATCATAGTAAATTACATTTCCCGCAGTTCGTACAGTGCCGATGATTTCCGGTACAACAGCGCCGTATTCCGCAGTATTGACGGTAAATTCACTTATCTTATTTGCTCTTGTCGTTGTCGTGCGTCCACGAAAAAAGCTCATTGTCTCACCTTCTTTTTGTTAAATCGGTAAATCCCGCGCAGGCGGCTCCTGCCCTTCGCGTCAAAAAACATCACATCAGAAAGGTCTGTCATGACTACGCCGCGGTCGATGTAAGCATGAATAACCCGTCCTTTACCGACATAGACAGCACCGTGAGAAATGCACCGTCCGAATTGATACAACAAGAAATCCCCGGGCTGCATAGTATCTACTTCGTCACAATACTTCTGTACATAACCCAAGAACCATTCCTCGCTGTGATGCAAGTGCCATTCATTGCTGTACGGTTCGATTGGGATACTGTCTTTTTTCATCAGTCCCGCATCTTCGACGCAGCCGATTAGGAGCATACCGCAGTCTACTCCGCGGCCTTTTACTTTAGCGCCGTTGATGTGCGGCGTCCCCAGCCATGCTGCAGCAGCTTTAGCTATTTTTTCGCCGTCTGTCATATGAGCACCTCTCTTCGCGGCACGAACGGAGCAATCAACGTCGCGGCGTCGGTTTCTTTGCTGTAAATAACACCGTCTTCATTCGTCGTGTAACTTCCCTGCGGATAGTACCTGCGGACAGGGAACTCCATATTGAGCCCCTGCGTTTCTGCTTTGACAGACAATTCAATCTTGATACCGCCTGCCGATTTGACTTCTACATTCCCGCCGAACAGGTCAATCGCGCCCACGACGGACTGGTCCCGGAAGAAGCAGCGGCGGAGATACAGCTTAGCTCTATCAAGCACCCCGCTGTGCGCCGCCTGCAAAAACGGCAGTCCTTCCAGTTTGTCATTGATATCGGCTTGCACGGTGACGGTCATCGTGTCAACTACCACACGATCATGAATCTTAACTTGCTGTCGCTTAATCAGCAACGCGTTATGCAAGTACATATGCCCGCCAAACGATATATCTATATCGGTATCGGCGTAGTAGTACTTATTTCCGTTATCTAAGACAAGATCGTATAAATCGCAAGAAGTAATCTTCTTTTCTGTCTCAAGATAAGTCTCAAGAGATTTATTCACTGTTTTCATCGGACTACCTCCAGCTTAAAAGTTTTAGACTTGTTGATGTTAAGATACTGCCGTTCAATATCTATTCCGTCGTCTGCAAACATAACTTTCCAGTAGTATGTATAGTCTGCTGTAACTTTTGCCGTACGTACTGGTGCAGTTTTGAATTTCACCGTCCCGCCGGTAACTGTATATGCGCTGCTTGCTTGTTTCACGCCGTCTACGTATACTGCTACTTTTTCGATGTATTCGACTGGCTCTACATAGTCGCCCATTTTCATAACGGCTTGATAGGCTCCGTCCGTGATCAACGGCAATTGGATTCCTTTTTCTTCATAGTCTTCCGGATCAAGCCACAAAAAAGGGATATGTGCGCCTTTTAACAGCGCTACAAATCCCAGCAGCTTTCTATATTGTTCATCAGTCAATATCTGAAATTTCGTTTCTATCGTCCAGTTCGGCAATAGCTGTGTTGTAAGCGTACGTACTTTACCGCTTCCCGATTTTTGTACTTTTGTATTCCATTCCATTGATTTTATACTTTCCCAAGCTAATCCGTTAAGATCTTCCGGGAATTTCCTAAGTGTCATCAGAACACCCCGCTACTTCCTGCAAAATTCAAATCTTCTTCAAAAAATGCTTTCCGAATTTCGTCTACGGCGCCGTTACGCAAGAAATCAGCAAACGATGCAGCATCAAGAGTATTGATGTCTAAATGTACTGATCTGTTTCCGCCTTTCGTGATCGTTGTTGACTCTATATTCCGGATGTCTGCGGTCTTTACCGCCCCGCCTTTTGCAAAACGCGGCATACGTCCCGAGTTGATTGCATTAAGCAGTGGTAATCCTACTTTTCTGACAGCGTCAGCATTGAGAACGTACTCACCATTAGACAACCAAGCTGGAATACTGTCTGATGTAGCCGTCCCCGGACCGCTGATAGGTCCGCCGGTCGCAAATCCAAACATGCCGAACCCGAACCCCGATTTTGCAGACATAAGCTGCAGTGCTACAGTAGCCGCACCGACTGCTGTAGTAAATGCTGCCAAAGCACCTGTAGCGGTAACGGTTGCTCCGACTTCTGTCGGTTTCGTGCCTGTGTTAATGGCGTTTTGGATGACGTTATATGCGCCCATGACCATTCCGCCTTTCTGTGTGCTACCGGAGAAAAGTCCCAGTGCTACATTAGACGCGCTTAGGTTGTTTTTGAACGCATCAAACATTGTATTCATACCATTGTCATATGTTCCGCCGTTACTGTTGTTATTATTTCCTCCGCCGAGCAGGCTGCCACCAAATATAGATTCTGTCAACTGTCCTGCCCACTGTTGCGTAATCTGCTGTAATATTGTTTCTCCGATTCCTGTAATGAGATTATACAGCGAGTCTCCGAATGTTTCGGATCCTGTCAAAATGCTTTGGAAAAACTCCTGGAATTTATCGGTTGAGCTCTCCGCAAGTTCTGCAATCTGCGACTGCATTGACTCATGCCCCGTCTTCCATATACTCAGATACGTTTCAAGGGCTTCTGTCTGTCCTTTCCAGTTCATATAGTCTTGCCCGTCACGGCTGCTCGTTAATGCCCTAAGCAGATCTGAACGATGGTTATCTATTGCGTATTTTGCCTGTTTTTCAAATGACTCTCTATATGCCTCTGTACGTTTCTTTGCAGCTTCGGCAGTCTTAGCAGTATACCATTCTTCGACAGCCACCATCGCTTCTTTATCTTCTTTGTTTTTAGAGACTTCTTTTAAACGTTCCGTTCTTTCTTTGTTGAGCGCATTAACTGTAGCCTCATACTCAGCATCGGCAAGTACTTTAAAGTCTCCAGTGAGCTCTGCACCTATCTGCTTCGTTTCGGTCTTGATTTTGTTCCAGCTTTCTGTCCACGTGTCGGTCAGCTTCTGTTTCATGACCGTTCCGTATGTACTGAGCTGTTTTTGCAGTTGTTCTACCGCGTCTTTCGGAATACCGGCATTAGATAGCTTGTTAATCTCTTCCTGCTTCTGTCTGATGTCTTCCGCCAGCTTGTTCATACCTGACATGTAGGCACCTTCGGTTTCGCTGTCTATAGATTCCTGCATCGTCGAAAACAGCCGAATTGCCTCTTCTTTTGCCTGATTTAACCGTCTCAGCGCCTCATTAGCTTTTTTACCGATTTCATCAGTCGTAAGTGTTACTGTTTTGCCTCCGGTGTACTCACCTATCGATCCGTAGCCAAGCGGATTACCGAACCATTGATTTGCTTCCGACATACTGCCGCGATGCACTCCGCCGGTCGAGTTTCTCGCTATATATTCACCGTTTCCCGCATAGATTCCGACATGGTCTTTCCAATCTATCATGTCGCCTTCCTGCGGTACGTATCCCGTTCCCGCTGTGTGATAGGCCGTGCCGAACTGATTTACAAGCTGATTCCCGTTAATTGAGTTCAACCCTTGTATGCCTGCTTCCTGATACAACGCAGAGACAAAAGCGGCGCATTGCACACGGGCATCTTCGACAAGCGGTGACATCCATTGTTCCCCTTCAGGATGCCTCGACGCTATGTTTACAACCTCTTGACCAATTGGCGCTTCTACTTGATACGTTTTCGCTTCTTTAATCGCTTTTGTATTATCTTTTGTTGCAGATGTTCCCGATTCAAAAGCGGCTTTTAACGCCTCAATTTGTGAATTTATAGCCCCTTTATCAATGTTGGTTCCGTCACCATATTTTTCGTGAAGTTTTTTAGAGTTCTCGTTAGCGGCAGCATACTTCCTATTCCATGCCGCTTTGGCTTCGTCATTTTCCTCCTGACTATAAACATTCATCCGTGTCCCATTTTCTTTGACACGGATCATCGTGTTGTCTTTTTCGCTGTAGTAGTAATCTTTACCGTTTACGTTTACATACTGTGCGTTTTCTGCCTCTCTCTTCTCTTCCTGATGGAATTCATACAGCTTATACGTTGCGGCTACAATAGCCGCAGCTACACCCAGCCATCCTCCGGCCAGTGCCCATACTGCACTTGCCGCCTGACGCAACGGACCGATTGCCCCCCTCGCTGCTGTGTTCATTCTGATACCAGTATCCACGGCGGCTTTTCCTGTCTGTTGTGTAGCAACGGTAACCGCGGTCTGTTCCGCCGCCAGCATGTTGCTCGATGCACTGGCCGCCGTATTAGCCGCAACCATCTTCCCTGCTGCGGCTTTATGTGCACCGGCTGCTGTATTTGCCGCGCTCGCCTTCACTGCTGCCGACTGCCGGGCCTGCATATTGATTTCCTGATACGCGGCTGTCATGCGTGCTGCTTCTACTCTTGCGGTTTCAGCCGCTTTAGCTTCTCGCATAACACAGTATTTTGAGTAGCTTGCCTCTTTTTCAGCGTCTGTCATCTGCGCTGTACTAAGAGTCTTCAAATATGCTTTTTCTTCTGCCATTGCCGCTTTTTCTATGTTTTTTATCCGGCGTGCAATGCTTTTTTCCTGCTGTACTGTTAGCGCATCTTCTGAAACGTCTCCAGTTCCAATCGACGCAAGCGATCCCATTGCTGATCTTGCTTTTTGCAATGCCTGCAGTGTCTTATACGCCACCGTAAAAGCTACCAGTGTCTTCGTCAGCGACAGCAGATTTTCCTTGTTTTCCGCTATATATTTAGCAGTTGATGCCAATCCCTCTAAAATCGGCGGCAATACTTCTTTCGCTACCGGCGCAAGTATAGCCCCGCCCGCAATAGCGAGCTGTCCGAGCTGTGCCTGCATTACATCAAGCTCTACGCTTATTTCATGCATCTGCTTTGCGTCAAGCCCTAATCCTTTGATTTTTGCCGCATTTTCTGATGCTTCATTATAGTTTTGCAGGGTTTTAACAAGCGTCAGACCACGGGCGCCCAGTGTATTCATGATAAATTCCTGAGCATATCCCGCCTGTGACGCTTTTTGATAACCTGCCGCCAGCTGCGCAAGCTGGTCATTAAGAGGCAACAGTTTACCGTTCTGATCTGTCAGAGTAACACCTACGGCACTTAAGACAGCTCTTGTCTTTTCTGCCGCCTCTCCGCTTCCTTTGATTGTCGAGTCAAGGCGCATAAACGCTTTCCCTGCAAGTTCGCTGTCACCGCCGGTTAGCTTGAGTATTCTTGAAAATTTAGCAGCTTCAGCATTAGTTATCTGCAGCCTTTGTGCGAGTTCATATGTTCTGTTTCCTGCCTCAACGGCTCCTTTTATCAGATTCGTCAGTCCGAATCCCGATGCAGCCAACGCCGCCATTCCGCCAAATTTACCGATTAGCGTTTCAAGACTTCCCGTGGTTCCTTCCAACGCGGACTGCATGTCTTTTACCGGATTCACCTTAAATGCTGTCTTGACAGCCCCCGGTACTTTATTTAATTCTTTTTGCAGTCCTGACGAATCCGCGCCAATCTTAAGCTGTAAATCAGAAATTGTAGACATTTATGCACCCCCTCCCAAATTGAATACTTTTTTCAAATATGCCATTTCTTTTTTTGCATTTTTCACTTTATCTTCTTCCGTAATCCACAACGGATCTGCAATTTCATTTGGTTCTATCGGCTTTTTCAGCTGCGGGGACATTAGCCATGAAATGAAGTACGCTATTCTGTAATCCTGCAAGCGCCGACGCTCGTCGCTCGCCTCAAGATATCTATAGAATTCAAGCGGCGTTAATCGCGGAAATTCAGGCGGTTTGAAACCGATGCGGTATGCTATCGGTTCTGCATACCGCATCCAGTCTTCAAATGTCTTTATCGGCGATTCTTCTTTTTCATTGGCGCCTCTTTTTTCGGCGTCCCCTGTGTAAAAAGTCCGGATTCAACCACCGCATCTACGATGTATTTTGCGAGTTCTCCGATGTTTCCGCCATTTTCACAGTACATATCCACGAAATCATAAGCATCGAAATTCTTCGGCTGGTTTAAAAGTCCGGCCCGCAAGCCGGAAATGATAAAGTGTATTGTAGCACTCTGTACCATTCCGACTGCACCGTTAACAAGCACGGAACTTATAACTGAAAAGAGAGACGTTCCGAGATATTGCTCAAATCTCTCAAGGCTTCTTACTGTATATAGCAGCTGATACCTTGACTCTCCGATTTTGATTTCTACCGATTTACGCATAATTAGCCTCCGGTGACATCATCTGCGGCAATTTCAGAAATCGGTCCCTTTCCGTTTAACGTAGCAGCAACGGTAGCTACCCCGTCATGAGATACGTCTTTTGTGAAATCGGAAATAGTAACCCATCCGGTCTGGCAGGTCTTATCCGGATATGCGATTTTTACATGAATCGGAATGTCGTGGTGGAATGCATACTCCATAATTGACAGTGCCGCATCATCCATGACTAATAAGCCTGTATAGCTGATGCTCCAAGACTTTGGACCCGCGAGCGTCTCTCCCCATCCGCCGGAAGTCTTGTGAGATCCATCAATAGAATCTGCTTTGTATTCCACGGGGGAGTTTCTCTGTCCTCCGACGAGTACCCATGTCGGCTTTTTCCCTGTGGTTGTTGCCTTATCTATATACAGCAAGGTATCTTTTCCCGCTGTAGCCATAGACGTCCCCTCATATACTGGGAGTTTTTTAAGTTCTTCTGCTGATAATTTAGCCATTTTTATACCTCTTTCTTGTTAAAATTCTGAATAGTAAATAATATTGTTACTGTGCCGTGATAGCCCGTGGATACTTCCGGAAAATCCTCTACCAGATCAATTTGTGTACTATTAATCCGATATTGAGGCAGCTCCATATCGCATCCGTAGGCAGATATCAATGCACATATATCGTTTAGCGTTTCATTGACTTGTTTTTTCCCATCCTCCCCAGCCCATACTTCTACGTTCAGTGAAGCGTCCCAAATAATCAGATCTTTATTTGACAGTGGCTTGAACGTAGCCGCGCCCAGGGTGATATAAGGAAGTTTCGCACCTTTGGGAACTGAGCCGTGAATCGGTATCGTTTGACCTTCTTTCAGTAATTTAAAAACCGCCATCCTGAGAACGGTTGACGGTACGTCTTTGATAAGTCTCATTGAAATACTTTCTCCATTTCGTTTTCAATCTTGCTCCGTTCCTGCATCATTGCCGGCCGCATAAACGGACGTTTCGGCATTTTCCCTGTGCGAATAGTTCCGCTTACGAATTTATCGTTTATTCGCATGGCTTTTTTGCCTTTGCGCGGATCGTTTGATGTTATACGTTCAACTGTTCCGAATTCTACGAGATGCGAATGCGGGGCGTCGCTCTTCACTATTCCCTGCGGCTTTTCTCGTTCCATTTCGGAATGGATTCCTGCTTTCAGACTTCCAGTAGGTCCCATTGGCGCTTTGATGATGGCCGCTTTCATGACTGCTATCGTTCCTTTTGCAATGACATTCCTGATTTTTCCTTGCGTTTCCTTATCGTAGCGTTTGATGTCGTTAGCCGCTTTTTGGATTACCTTTCCCGAGAACATCTTAATATCGATTCCGCGCCTGCTCATGTTTCTACCGCCTCTGTTGTTAACACGTAAACGGCAGGATCCGAACGATCTACATCTATTACCTTATACACCCGTCCGTTTTCCTCAACATGCCATCCTTTTTCGATTTCTCGTGGCCGTATTCTTATCCCTTGCGTTATCAAGACCGCCGTGCCGTCTCCCATAATTGCGCCAGGAGTAATACGCTGTTTCAAGAATTCCGCCCACACGGATCCAGCATCTTTCCACTCGATAACAGATCCAAATCCTACATCTTCACCAGTAACAGGCCTTTTAATCGCTATCCTGTGGCGCATTTTTCCGATATCCATGCCTTATGCTCCGGTTTTCTTTGTGCGCCTGACAGTCTTTCTCGTTGCCTTCGGTTTTTCTTTTGGCGTTTCTTCCGGCTCTTCATCTTCCTGATCTACTTCTTCATTCTGATTGTCTGCAGGATCGTCTTCTGGCTTTTCGTGTTGTTCAATTACTTCTACATATCCGCCGGAAATATAGGCATCTAATTCTTCCACCGCTCCGTCGTACGTCTCTCCGACATCAACGATTGTTCCGTTTATGATAATTTTCTCCAGTGCTTTTACTAGCATGTCATTCGCCTCTCGTTTCTAATTGCAGCAGCTGGGCGGTAATTGTGAACGGTAATTCTGCCCCCTGTCCTACTGCGTTTCTGTTTTCGTACCAGTACCCTACGATCATATGCATGCAGAGTACGGACTGGGCGTCAGTCTCTTTGACTTCGACGCCCGTCCCCTGCAAAATAAACGTTTTAGCGGTATCGATGAGTGTCCGGATGACCTCGTCTTCCTGGTTCCCGTCAACTCGGAGATACGCTTTAACGCCATCCAGAATGCTCATAATACCTCCTTATGCAAGCGTCAGCTCGCCATATACCGCCGCGGCACTGTCAAACGCCTTAACGTCAAGTCTTGTAATTGCTTTGATGTCATAAGAATCGCGAATAAATGAATTCCCGCCGATGCCGGTACCCTCAAGAGTAATGAGCTGCCGGTCAAAGAGCACAATAGCATCCGCCAAAGACCCGACAATAATCGGAGCCGCTTTTTTCGGGGATGTCGCGCTCGGCAGGTACTTGTTGCTGACAACTGTAACCGGATTGGCAAACAGCAATTTCTGCGTAGGATTTAGCGGATTCGGCTGAAGCAGGTAGCGCCCTTCTGAATCTTTCAATTTGTCTAATGAATTGAAACCGTCCTGATTGGTGACAATGCTGGCTGTCAGAGAAATCGCTGGGTCAAGATCTACGTTCAGAATATCTTTCAAGCTGTCTACGTTGGCGACGGGCTTCTTTGCCAGTGTTTTCATAATTGCAATGATCAGGCTATTTCTTGTGACTACATCTTTTTTTGCAAACCACGCGCTCACGTAAGAGATGAGATTCTGGTCTGTATCGGACAGCATTTCTTTTGAAATCGGAAGAATGCCTGCATATTTTTTGATCGCATATGCAATCTTTTCGAATTTCGGACCGTCGATTTCTTTGATGGTTGCCATTTCATCTACGCTTTCAAGCGGCGTCATTTCTGCCCACTTTTCCATAACACGGGATCCGGTCATTGTAGTCGTAGGTGTAATCGTAACAAGCTGGTCCAGCGGATTCAGCGCTCTTTTGAGTTCATTAATTTTAGTTGAGATGTCCTGCGGAACGATAAGCCCGCCGTCGGCGTCAACTCCCGCTTTCATGCCCGCCCTGGCTTCTTTCAACACTTCTGCTTCCGCGTCCGTCGGCATCTGGCGCTTAATCTCTTTCACAAGTCCGCTGAACATAAGATCTCTTTTTTCTTCGTCAGTGATTTCTGCCGCACGTGCCGCAGGTGGAACTGCCGCCGGAACATCTGCCAGCGTCTGTTCAATCTCCAGCTGCCGCTTAAGTTCTCTCAATTCATCTGTTTTACTTTCCGCTTCGTCAAGTTTTTTATCTGCCATTAACGTACGGATTTCTTCGGTTACTTTTGCCATTTTCTGGCGCAATTCTCTTTCTTTTTCTGTCATTTCTTTTACCTCCATTTAAAAAACCGCCGTTCGGCGGCAATTATTGATTTAACAATTCCAGCTCTATATCGAGCTTTCGTTTTCGGACATTTTCCTGTTCTTCTTTTAAAGAATTAACGTATGCTTCTTTCGATTCTTGCATTGATCGCTGTACGGCTTGCGCCTCCGTATCTGGGTATGCCGGAGTCGTGACAATTGACACATCCCACAATCGCTCGATATGCTTGACCGCCCGGTGGTACATTTCTTTTTCGCTTTCATATGACCAGTCTGCACCGTTTTCTGCCAGCGTAAATGCAAAAGAACACTGATTGACAACGCCGGCTGCCATATTCGTCATTAGGTCTTTAGCATATGCCGTATCCGTCGGAATCAAGCTAAACCGCAACCCCTTATCGTCTACCGACAGACTTAGATGCCCGGGTCCCTCGCGGACGGTATTTCTCGCCAGCGGATAGTTCGGATCGTGATTAATCAGCGCTACAACGTTAGACATGTCCGTTTTATCCAGACACCCGCGCTCTAAGATCTCATCAACGCCTCCGAAGTCTTCTGACCGTTTTCCGAACTTGAGGGCATACCCCTCTAAAATGACAGTTTTACCGTCTTCCAGAGTCCGAATTTCAAACTGCGTCTGATTGATTCTTCTTTCCCTTTTCCCCATTATCATCACCTCCTTTCAGCGTTCCGTTCTGCGCTTTCGCAAGTTGTAAATCTTTCAGAACGGTAATATCTGTATAATTCAGCGATGCAAGATGAATATCACCAACGTCGCCTATACATTCCATTTCTTCCATGTCACGGATCTCATTAAGCGTGTAAATGCCAGCATAGAGCATGTCCTTGTAGTATTCAGCTCTTGCCTTACTGTCGCCTCTAAGCTCAGCGGCGGCGTTGAATTTCACATAATAGTTTTCTCTTTCCGGTTCGGTGAACAGTTTATAGTTAATTTCCTGCTCCCATGACGTAAATATCGGAAGAAGCGTTGTTTTTATGTAGTCAAGGCTCATTGCTTCGGCGTTAGCATACGTCGCGCGATCCAGCTGTGCCAGTTTATGCGGCGGTATTCTGTACACCTTTGCAACTTCGTTAATCCCGAATTTCTGTGTTTCAATGAACTGCGCCTGATCAAGCTGCATGCCAAGTGACTTATACTCCATCCCTAAATCCAGAACGGCTACTCGTCCGGCGTTATCTATCCCACCGTTGATTTTTTCCCATTCCTGACGGAGTTTCTTTTTTGCTTCCGGATTGATTTTTGATGCCGCCTGCAGTACGCCATGCGTCAGTGTGCCATTTTTGTAAAACTGGCTTTGAAATTTCTTGATTGCATTCTGGCTGTCCAGCTCGTCAATCAATGTCCGCCATTTCGGCACTCCGATAAGTCCGTCTTTTGACATTTCATAGAAATGCAAAACGTCATGCGGCTGCAGATTGTACATCGCGCCTTTTACATCGCTTGTCGTATATGTCAGCGCTCCAGTAACCACGTTTAATCGGATCGTCGTTTTAGTCGGGTCAAGCGGCCACAGTGATTTCGGATATCCGTCAGTCCCCCATTCAATATACGCAATAGCGTTTCCGTAAAACCCCATGTGATATTGCAATGTCCGTTTGAACGCAAGCGGTGTCATGAGCGGGTTCGGCCGTTTGTACAGCAGTTTAGCGACCGGGTGTTTCATTCCCTCTGTCTTTTTCCCGCCGGTCCTGAACGTGTGTATCGGCAGTTTACCAATGTCATCAGCTAAAATGTTGACACACGTATAGATGTTACTGTTTTTACTTGCCGTTGCTGCCGTTACGCCATCGCCGTTAATAGCGGATATGAGCCAATCCGCGGGGCTAAGCAGTGTACCTGAATCCGTCGGGTTTGAAAAAAGCTGTCTTAAAAGCATTATTTATCACCGCCTTTCTGCGCTTTGGCGAAGATAAACGCCAAAAGCAGGCACTCTATAGCCGCGGTGTATACCGCGACTACGGGAGATATCAATACGCCGCCGGCAATCATCAGAATGCACCCGACGAACAGAAAAATATCATCAATCACGTACAGTATCTTTTTCACATGTCCTCCTTATAAGCTGAAATCGTCACTCAAAATATAGTCACTCATATCATTTTCTTCCGTAATCCGCGCACGCGTAAATGCATTGATGACAGATGCTATCGGGTCAATTCTGTTTGTTGATTTTTCTTTATCAAGCATGATGTTTTCATTTTGATCTTTTTTTGTTACTGCGTTACTGATTGACCAGTCAAGCAATGGATTTTCAAAATGCAGAATATTTCCTTGGTACGCATTTTCTCTAAATGATTTTGTCGGTTCTGACAGCGTCATCATGCCCTGCCGGACTTCTACACACGTATATTCCATTTTTTCAAGTTCCTGCGCATAGTAAGTCGCATTATATGGGTCATAGCAGATTTCTTTGATGTTCAGCCCTAACTCTTCTGCTGTTTCTATCATCCATTTCGTCATGTAGCGATAATCGACTACCTCTCCTGGATTGATTGTCAGCCAGCCGCCGCGGGCATAGTAATCATACGGCACTCTGTCTGTTTTTATTTTTCGCTGCAGCGTTTCTTCCGGAATGAAGCTGTGACCGATCACGATGTACTTCGTCCCGCCATCCTCTTTGGCCGGAACAACCAGTCCGATTGACGTCAAATCGACTTTGCTTGATAAGTCCATCCCGACATATGCGTCCAGTCCGTACAAGTCGTAACTTTCTATCCGTCCTCTTGTGTTCCATTTCCCCATATCCATATAGGATGTTCCAGATTGCTGGTTCCATATGTTCATGTTTTTTGTGAGAAATGATGACATTTTTTCCGGTGTCTCAATCGCCACTTTCAGTGCACTCCTTATATTTGCTATACCTTCCGGATACGTTGCTACGATCGGATTTGCTTTTATCCAGCATTTTTCATTTTTAACATCGTCAATCAGGTTTCCATCCTTATCTTTATCCAGTTCATTAACCATACAGAAATAATCCGGTACGTCATAATCGACGTCCGGATTGAGGATCTTTTCTACCAATGGATATTCTACTCTGTAGCATGGTCCTCCGAAGTTCGTCCCTGCTGTAGTGATAATAAACAATAGCGGCTGTTTTCTTGCCATCATGCCCGTGTCGATAACATCTAATATTTCCGATGTCGGATGTGCGTGATACTCGTCAATCAGCCCACATTGCGGATTGAGACCGTCTCCGGTCTTTCCGTCATCTTTTGACAGCGCCCGAATGATAGAGTCGCTTTTCAAATGCCGAATGGTACCATAGCTTTCTTTCCACTTTCCTTTCATTTCAGGCCATCGTCTGAGCATCGCTAGAATTTCATTGTAGATGATTTTTGACTGTATACTTTTCGTTGCTCCGATGTAGACTTCTGACATTTGCTCTCCCATGGCCATCATTTCATAGTCGCCGACTATGGCGAGTGATTGTGATTTTGCATTTTTTCTTCCAACCTGCCAATATGCTTTTTTAAAACGCCGAAGTCCTGTGTCTTTATGTATCCATCCGTAAATATTTCCGAAAATGAACCGCCGGATAGGTTCAAAAATAATAGGCTGTCCGGCTAAAATCCCTTTTGTGTGCTTATGCATGGCCGCCCACGCAAAGAATCGTTCCGCTCTTTCTTCGTCGAAAACATACGGAAAATTCTTTGTGCCCTCTTTTTCCACGTCCTGCAAAAAACGCATACACGCCCATCTGTGTTTTTGGCATATATGCGTTTTATCTTTTATGCATTTCTTGCTGTACCTGGTCAGCTCTTGTTTCAGCGTCATACATCAAAACCCCTTTTACTTAGCGGGTCTTCCTCTTTCTTTTCAGGCTCTTTCGGTACATTTTTTACTTTTGCAAGCGGCGAAAGGAATAGTCTGTCTTCCATCTGTACAAGTGCTGACATTTTCGCATTGATGGCTTTGTCCATTGCCATGATGCCGCCGGTAGATAAAATGTACTCTATCTTCTCGTAAAGCTTGGCGGCCTTGCGTTGACTGTACTCTACTTCAAGAATTTCCTGCGTTGCAGTTGTTTCTTCACCGGTTAATTCTATTCGGGCGATCATGTCTCGGCGTTCTATTAAATCTATATACTGCGCAAACGCCATGCAGTACCTTGCAATCACTCCGATGTCTGCCGATGAAACGAATTTGAAACCGGTGTAAAGTTTCTTGATTTCTTTCCATTTTTTATACGCTTCTTTGTTCGTTTTTACATAAGCCGGGCATACTAATTTCTGCTCACCCAGATGTATTTCTGATTTTTTTCTGTGTGCAATTTCCGCTTTCGTCAGGTGACTCGGATTGCCTGAAACTATATGCAAATCAATAGGTTTTGCTGGACGCCCGGACATGTTATCCCTCCTTTCTTTTTAATGTTGCCATTTACTCATACTTGACAAATCAACACATGAGTTTAATGTAATGTCCATTTCCCGAACTTTTTTTACAAAAGAGGATGCGCACGGTACTGTCGTCGCTGGTCAAAACATTTTTGACCCGGGGGTGGTCTGTCAAGCTTTAATTTTATTCCCGAATCCGCCGTTTTCTCTCGCTGTTTTCTTGTCGTGGCATCTCTTGTTCATTGCCTGCCAGTTACTTTCATCCCAAAACAAATCCTGATCGCCTCTGTGTGGGACGATGTGGTCAACGACATTAGCCGGCAGCGGATGCCTTGATACTTTACACGCTGGACATTCACAGAACGGATGCTGTGCCAAAAAAGCCTTGCGCGCTTTCGTCCACTTGTAATTGTATCCTCGTTTCGATGGTGACTCCCGTTCAAACTCTTTCGGATTTCTTACGTGCAATTGTTTATGTTTATCACAATAGTTTTCTCTTGTTAATGCGTGGCACCCCGGATGTCCACATTCGCGCAATGCCCTTCTCATATTTCTCCTGTCAAGCAGTTAGTACCGCCGGAAATCATAGTAAATGCAAAAGCCGCCCATTTCTGAGCGGCTACATGGCTTTGCAGTTCTTCTATTTAATTTTCGCATCTTAATCTTATCATACCTTGTTCTGTCTTTTTTGGTCTTTTTGGCTTTTTTGGCATTTTTTTATTATATTTTGATTAAATCTTGCCGTAAACTCGTTCCATTCCCGCACGTGTCACCAACCAGATATGCCCTGACTTGCGGCACTCTTCACTTGTAAACCGTGGCGGATACCCTCTTTGACCGGAACACGCCTTCTTAATTGCCACCACTGAAACTTTCCATCGCTCTGCAGCTTCTGTCGTTGTCATCACCTCATCAATTACTTTGACACTCTCCATCCGATATATCCTCCGATAACTAAGCCGCTTACTAAGCACTCAATACCATACCTATCCAAACCGATGAAATATAATCCTGCAATAGCAGATATGGCAAATAAAACATCATACGTTTTCATATTCTTAACCTCCTGTGATATAATACAGGTAGTAGAGGGCTTTCGCCCTCCTACCCGTCGCTCTCTTATCGGTTTCGTTTTCGGCGCTTCCGATTTGAGGGCTTTTGCTTTGTGGCTTGTACCGCCCAGATTTGGACGATTACATTAATCACGATTGCGATTAGCCACTGCCAGTCTTGCTTTTCTATCATTCTCACCTCCTTTCTGTATATATTATATATCTTTTTCGGTATACCGTCAAGTGTTTTCATAAGTTTTTATTGAAAAAATCCACCTTTTCGATGGATTTCTTTTTTATTTGTTTTCTGTATGTATCTTCTTTTTCAATCTTTGAAATACTATCTCAAAGCTTGCTTCTGCCGCTTCTTTTGTTTTTGTTATATTATTCCTGCTTATGCGGATTGTTCTTGATATTGCTCTATATGACCTGTGGTTTAAATACCATTCTCTCAGTATTGTTTTCTCGTCATCGTTTTTTATCATGTCTATCAGTCTTCGTGCTTCTATCCTCATGATAATGAGATCTTTATGTTCTTGCACAACCATTTCTTCGTATTTTTCTACGAGTATTACTCTGTCTGACAGGTCGGGCTGTATTCCGCCGGAAACTTTGTCTTTTTCGTATCGCTGCCCTTTTATTTGATAGATATGTGATTTACATTCCGCAAGCTCTCTTTGCACCGACAGGTACCGCCGGTGTTGATTATATATCGACTGTAGATATTCCCGTCCAGTTTTAAAGTCTTTTATCATTTTTCCCTCTTGTTTATTTTTTTAATTTAAATGTTTTCTGGTTTTGAATGGTTTCTGTTTCTTTTTAAACTCATAATCTTCAAAATATGTTACAAGATCCCCCCACAATAGCGACCTCATCCATTCTTCTTCTATTTTTTCAAAAAGAACTCCACCTTTACAAAATTTAAATGTACCATGTCTACATAAACCACATTGAGCTTCAAATTCTTCGTTTTCTGCAACTCCAATTCTATCCATCAGCAGTTTCATTACTTCTTCTTTTAGTGTTTTCATACTCTCACCATCTCTATATTTTTAATTAAAAACCCATAATCTCTCAAATTGTATTTATCAAGCCAATTCTGAATAACTTTGTTTATTTCTTTCTCAAGATCTTTCTTTTGTTCCTCTGTGACGTCTTCAAGAAAACCATCGTAATATACACCGTAAATATAACTTTCATCATTCGCCAGGTCTTCGATTATGTTGTCAATGTCTGCTTTTGGCTCGGGTCTTGTTAATCGCCCAACATAGAAACATATAATATCGTTATAAATATAATCATTAAAAACCTCTGAATAACCTGCATAAGGTTCTTGATTATACGGTTTAGCATTCATGATTTCCTTGCGTCCCGCCTTTATTGCTTCTTCTTTGCTTGGATATGTATCATCACAGTTAAAATGATCTCCGCCAATTCCTATTACCCATTCTTCCTTGATTTTCTCCTCATTTTCTTTGTACATGTCATGTCTCTTCCTTAATGTCTTCAACAACTTTACTCATCACATAGTCAGCACAGGGCTGTGCCATTCCATTTCCGATTGCTCTGTATCTTGCTGTATCGCTCCCGCCTTCTGTCCAGTTGTCCGGAAGTCCCTGCAGTCTTTCACACTCAAGCGGCGTAAGGCGGCGGACGTAATCTTTAACTATGATCGGATTTTGATAATTGAGACTATATCCTCCTTGGTTTTTTGCCTGTAATGTCATTGATATCTGCGAAAGTCGACTGTTTCTACAGTCAATCGCATAGGCAACCGCTAATCTTGTTGATGGTTTTAATGTAGATGTTTTATCCTCATAGATCGGCATGTTGTTTTTTATACTTGCGTCTCTGTTAAATGTGTATATGAGCGGTACTTGATTCCCGCCGGTCCCCATCCTGTTATTGAGTGTCTGTACTGTTCCGTCATTTCTTTCTCTTATGACGTCTTGCGCGTGTGTCATATCAAGGACGCTTATACAGATGCCGCCTTGGTTTCTTGCTGGATTACTTCCGCTTAGATCTAACGTGTTACTTTTGTCTACTTCTTTTATACCCGCTGTCGGATTGCTGCTTTTCATTCCTTCGCTTTCGTATGATCCGATTCTGTATGTTTTGACAAGCACACATCTCTGGTCATGCATGCAGTTCAGCGTTCCTGTTTTTTCATTCATTCTTATTGAATTTATTTGTCCGTTTCCGATATCATAGACTGATGTTTCAGTACTTGGTACAGCAGTTCGGGTAAGCGCTTCTTTCTTGCTTTCGCTCTCCTCAGTATTCCCTGGCATGCTCTCGGGCTCAAATAGTACTTCCGGTCTACCCCCCTATTTCTAAAACTTGCAATAAGGAAGATTCTCTCACGATGCTGGGGGACGCCCCAATATTGAGCATCAAGGACTCTCCACGCGAGGTGACATCTCTTACTTCGTACCATTCCGCTTCTTGCCCATCTTCCGGATCGAGGCATTGTAATATCGGCTTGTGTGATTTCGCTAAGCACGGCTTGAAAGTCACGCCCTTTATTGCTTGAAAATGCTCCCAGGACGTTTTCCCATATAAAGTATTTTGGGTATTCTCCTCTTGTGGCTCTAAGCATATCGGAAACAATGTCATTTGCCGTTTTAAACAATCCGCTTCGTTCACCTTTTAATCCCTCTCTTTTCCCTGCTATTGACAGATCTTGGCACGGACTTCCTGCACATATGATGTCTACCGGTGGTATTTTGTTACCTTTTATTTTTCTGATATCGCCAAGTTGTATGACATTCGGAAAGTGTTTTTTGGTGACTTCCATACAAAATGGTTCTATTTCCGATGACCAAATCGGAACAGCCCCATTCCGCTGTGCCGCTATACACCATCCGCCGATTCCGTCAAATAGGCTTCCCACTGTTATCTGCATTTTTCGTACTCTATTTGATAAAAAAAATCATCAATAATTACTACTATTTCTCTGTTTGACACCTCAAAATCTTCATGCATCTTATGTAGTAATGCATAGGCGGCACTTTTTATTTCATCTTTCCCGATTCCGTTGACGTTAATGTGCGTTCCTTTTTCGTCAAAAGTTATCTCTATCTTTTTCATTTTTTCCTCTTTTTCATGTAGCTCTATTTCCCTGTACTTCCTATACCACCAATTCTGCTTCCATCTGTTTTATCACCATCTACTCTGTAATATTGATGAAAGATTCCCTGTGCAATCCTGTCTCCTTTTCTTATGTTGTAAACGGCTTTTGATACATTCCTAATTGGCAACATGATATGTCCTTCATTGTCCGGATTGTTGTAGTAGTCTGAATCAATTACCGCCACATTGTTTGCCAAAATAATTCCATGCTTAACCGCAATGCTTGATCTTATATAGATTCCCAGCCATTCACTTTCACACATATATGCTTTTAATCCTGTTGGAATCAATTTTGTTTCGCCAGGTGTGATTACATCATCAATGGCACTTTCAATGTCATACCCCGCTGATTGCTTTGTCTTTCTCTGTGGCAAGTTTACATATTCATATCCGCTTACTTTTTCAAAACCTCTTCTCATTTCAGTTTCCTTTCTTCATAAATCCGCTCTTCTTCATCTCGCAGTTTTTTCGCCGCTTCGTCGAGTTTGATTGCGGCATACGTGATCATGCTGATAAATATCACTACACTCACTACGTCAATTAATTTATCCATATTTTTCTCCTTCTTTTAAAACGGAATTTCATCTTGTTCATACTCTGGCTGATTATATCCCGGCTCTTTACTCACGGTGCCCATGTCTTCAAATTTCACTGGTGCGGAAAATTGCGTTACAGATGTTCCGCCGGAAAAGCCTGCATTTCCTGACTGCATGTTACTTCCAATCGGTTTTGCAATCATATTCGCTACCACTTCTGTTACATACCGTCTTTGTCCGTCCGGTGTGTCATATGATCTTGTAGAGTACCGCCCTTCGATAAAGACATAGCTTCCTTTTGTGAGTTCATTACCTACTGCCTCTGCCAGTTTTCCCCAGGCGGTTACATTGACCCAATCAGTCAGATCTAAAATATCCCCGTTCGTTTTTGTGATTCTCTTACTTACACCCACGGAAAATGACGCTACGGCTTTCCCTGTCTTCGTTGCTCTGATAATTGGATCTTTGGCAAGATTCCCTGTGATTTGTACTGTGTTCATCTTCTTACCTCTCTATGTATACTTCCGCATTCCTGCGTCCGAACTCTATCGCTTCATCGTATGAGTTTTTAAATATATCTATGCCTTCCATGCCGCCTCGGTCTTCCACTGTGTACCAGTGTCCGTATATCTGTACTTGTGTTCCGAACGGCAGCCAGTTGCACGCTATGGTTCTGCCTTCAGTCGGTATCGTTCCGGATGCAGTGTGTTCATTCGGACATTCATAAGGTGTGTATACTGTGAGTTCTGTCGTTACCCATTCCGCTTTTATAATTCCCGTTAGCCCGCATATAAATACCGCTGAAAATAAAACAATCCATAAGTTTCTAAACATTGTTATGCTCCTTTCTTTTTTAGCTTTCTGATTTCAACATCTCCAATGAGGATCTTTTCTATTAGCGTTCCGTTGGCTTTTGTCCAGTTCTTCCCAACCATTACCATTAAGCCTTTCCGCTCGTCTATGCAGAAGTGTTTTGATACTCTCTTCTCCGCTGGAAATAATATGCCGAATTCTTCTCCAGGCTTGATACCGAATATGTCTGTAAATGATTTGATGTAGTTCATTCTTCTACCTCGTCTATTCTGTTAATTTCATGTATAAGCAGTGCCGCTGCTCTTTTCAGATTTGTTTTGCGTGATTTTACTCCCCGTATCTTTTTGCCGTGAATGATTGTTGTACCACCTATCAGGTACGCCGCCATGACGTTAAATAGTTCTGTATTGCTATATGGTTCCGCCGGAAATCCTCGGGATATTTTCAGTATTTCTTCTGTGTCTGTCATTGAATACCTCCTATATCTTTTATGTACTGTTTGCAACCTGTTTTTATTCTTTCAAATTCCATGGCCATGATGATTTCCTTTGCCCCATCTTCGTATACTTTTTTAACGATTGTTTTTATAAGAATGAGCGGGGTTGTAAGCAGAGTAATCAATGCCGCTAATGTCACTACACCGATAATGACCGTGATTGCCACCATCGCTCTTCCTATCTTGCACGGGATCATACCGTATACAAGCTTCTGCCATTTCCTATAACCTTTATATGCACGGATATAATCTATTTCGTTCATTTTCCCTCCATGAAATCAAATAGTGTTGGTGTTTCCTGGTTTTCTTCTTCCCGTTTGAGATACCAGCATCCGTCACGATAGTATTCCTGATTGAGTTCTATTCCTATGCCTTTCCGCCCTGCTTTCATGGCTTCCAGCGGTACTGTCATTAGTCCGCCGAATGGGTCAAGCACGGTTTCTCCTTCGTTGGTGTACCGGTTAATCATGCGGTCTACTATATCGAACTGGAGCGGGCAGAGGTGCATTTGTTTTCTCCTTTGTGATTGTTCTGTGTTGAGTGTTCTCATACGGTTTACATCGTCCCACACGTCGGGAGACCAGCTCGCGGGATCTATACACATAAATGTGGCGGGCAGTTTATTCTTATTGTCCATTGCATTTGCCAGTTCCACATGCTTTTCAAAGTCATAGACTGTTTCTTTACTGTATTTGTTGTACAGTTTTCGTATATCCGATATGGGCATGTCTTTCAGGTCGTCAACGGACAACTGCCTGTTTCCGCTGCTTCTCCAGAATGCATGAGCGTCTAATTGCCATTGCCCGCGGGTATATTCTTCTTTACTCTTTGTGACAGGTGTATCTGCATAGGCTTTTGATGTATCCGTAGGGAGCTTTCTGAACAGCAGGATGTATTCCGGGCAGCCTACTCCCATTTTTGTTCCGTCCTTGCACTGCTCCGTCCATCCAAGACGGTATGTCTGATTGTTCTCCCGAACCACGTCGGTTATGACGGTTATCATGCCGAAGAATTGGAAGCCATGTTTCATGTAGTGCATGATGGTCAATGCATGGAACGGTTCTATGGTTGGCATGCCTGTTCCCGTTGCGTTCCCGAATAGTACACGGTCTTTCACATGGCATGCATATACTCTTCCGGGCTTCAAAATTCTAAGTAAATTCGGCGTTAAATAATCCATCTGCTCAAAAAATTTGTCTGTATTTTCGTTATGCCCGAAATCGTTATAGCTTGCGCAGTATTCATAGTGATTTCCAAACGGAATTGATGTAAGAAGCATGTCCACTGAGTTATCTTGCATTTTCCCCGTTTCTTCAACACAGTCGCCATGTATCGCGATGTAGTTTTTCCCTTTTGTTATGATTTCTTCCACGCCTATACTCCTTTGCATTTCAATGATGGCATCGTTTCTTGACAGTCCATATTTCCTGACTATTTCTTCCATGCTTTCCGTGAGTTTGTTATATTGCTCCCATTTCTTTTTCAGTACTTCCAGCACCTGCTGTTCTGTTTCCATGTATATGATGTCTATAATGACAGGTTTTGTTTGCAGGAAGCGGTAACACCGGTGGATGGCTTGGATAAAGTCGTTAAACTCATAGTCAATCCCCATAAATATCTGGCGATGGCAATGTTTTTGGAAGTTACATCCGCTCCCTGATAGTTCTTTTTTTGTGGCAAGGATACGAAAGTCTCCCTTTGAAAAGCCGATGGTGTTTCTTTCTCTTTCGTCCATATCTTGTGAGCCGTAGATAAATTTAGCTTCTGGGATTGCATGTTTGATGGCATGCCGCTCGCTTTCCAGATCGTGCCATATAATGAAATGTTCATCAGGTGATTCGTCTATAATCCGTTTTGTTTCTGCCAGCCGAATATCAATGCTTTCTCTTTTCTCTCTGGCCGCTGCCGAAAGTCCCACGGCAAAGTCTTTTATAAGTTTGACCTGCCCGTTCTTTTCTTCTTCATTCACGGGTTTTGTATTTGCCAGCATGTGGTAATTCACTTGCAGCGGCGGAAGGTTATATCCTTCGTCGCTATACCCCAGATCAGAGGGCTTTTGAATAAACAGTGCCCAGGTAGACAGCCACAGCCAGAATTCTTTTTCTTTATGCGGATAGAGTGTGAGATTGTTTGCTTTTGTACTGTCCCGCTGAAAGAAGCGTGTTAATGCCTGTCCCGTATCCATGATTTCTAAATATCCACCATAGTGGATTAATTCTTTATATCTGTTTGGTGCCGGTGTGGCCGTGGCAACAAGTTTATATTTCACGCCTTTAAATTTGGGTAGAAATGTCTGATATGTTTTGCTGCCGAAACTTCTTAAAACGGATGCTTCGTCTAAGCTGCAGGCTGTGAAGTAATGAGGATCTATATCTCCGTCGCGGATTCTTTCGTAGTTTGTAATCAGAATTCTATTGTCTGCGGCTTTAACTTCTTTCATATTTTTTACATATGTCGGAGCGGGGATATTGAGCAGATGTACCGCGTCTTCCGCAAATTCCTGCTTGACCCCCAACGGACAGACAATCAACGCTTTGCCGCCTATTTTCTTAGTAAGTACATGGCACCATTCCATTTGCTGGATACTCTTCCCCAGCCCGAATGCTTCAAACAATGCCCTGCGCCCGCCTTTGAGCGCCCACAAGACAGCATCTCTTTGATGTGGTTTCAAGACGGAACTTATATCCGCCGGATTGACTTCTATTCCTGATACTGGTGCTTTTATCACTTTATCTTTCAAAAATTCTATGTATGATTTCATGTTCTTCTCCTCGGCTTGTCTCTTGCCTGTTTCACGGTACATTCTTTTTTCTTCTTCGGTACTCTCGACTGCGTGATTGGCCATACGTTCCTTTCATTCACTTTGTACATTCGGTAAAACTGATAAGGAAATCCGTCCGCTGTATAGCCGCTTTCTACTTTGACTATCTGGTATCCTTTTTTCGGCGTGGGATTGTCTTTCCATTTTCGGGCGTAGATGGTTACTTTTTTCACGTTTGGCTGCTTCAGATTTTTAGACGGTACCCATCTGATTTTCTGTATGGCGGTTTCACTTCGGATTTCTTCATCTGTTTCTTTTACAAAATATTCCGCCAGTCTCATAGCATCTTCCGGGCTCCCGTCAAAGTACCGGAATGACCTGTAATTGAATTTTGCCCACGGCCAGCATTCATTAATTTCTGATCTTGATATTCCTCCGTCGTTAATCAAGACGTGATGATGTACTCGATGGCGGACATGTTCTGTGACGTAGATGTATTTCAGTTCCGCATTTTTCTTTTTATATTTTTTGCGGAGGTCTCTGATAAATTTTCTTATTCTGTTTTTTGCTTCTTCTGCTGTCGGCTCCGGATTTGCATATGTCAAGTCAATACGCAGATCATCTCTTTTGAAATTGGTAGCTATGAGCCGGTAGAGTTTTGTTTTCGCCCGGCGGGAGTTTCTTTTCTTGAGTCCTTCATCTGTTTTTTGGATATTGGGACCTCTGACTCTGTTTCCCCCTAATCGGTAGGTGTGATATTTTTTCACCTCGTAAATTCCGGGGGCTTGAAATATTTCTTTTCGGTACGGCACTTTTTTAAATTCCTGTTCCAAGAATTAACTACTATATCAAGTCCTCAAAAGGGGCTGAAATCCCCTTTTTTCTTGACATTTTGTGCCGTTTCACTTATAATTTATGTAGTGATTTGGTGCTACGGCACTTCCGCTCAGGATTCTTCCCTGGGCGGTTTTATTTTTCTTCTTTTTTGTTGTTGTCTTCTTCTGGTTCTTCTGTCTTTTCCCGGTATATGCATCTCTGCATAAAGTCCAGGTAATGTTCGCATTTTCTACAGTGTTCCTGGCATATATTGGCTTTTTCTTTCCTGCAGCATACGGTCTGTAATACTTTTGCTTTGCATACACGGCATTTCCTGTTGCGGTAAACTTCTACTGTTTTCCCGCCTGCCAATTTCATAACTGCCATTCTATGCTCACCCTTTCTTTTCTATCCCCGCTTTGGACGATCCAGCGCCCGCGGGGATTTTTTATTATCTTGAATTTTCGTCTTGGGCTTCTTCGGAATACAGCCTGCTCTTTTCTTTTTGATTCTTCGTTCTTCTTCCGTTTTATAAAGTTCCTGCAGTTCCATTTCATGTTCTTTTCTCCATTCTTTAACCGCATGACAGTTAAGATATGTCTTGATTTGTTCATCCATATACTGCTTTCGCGTGCCGGAGAGTCCGTGTGCTTTGAAACGGTGCGTCTCGTATGACAGATGAATAAGATTGTCTTCCTTATCCGGTCCCCCGCTGCCTGCGTGTTTCGCATGATGAACCTCCCCGCGCGACGGTGGCCACTCTCCGATAATGGATTGATACGTTTCCGCCAGTTCCTCGTCTCTTTGTTTGACAAGCCGGCATAATTTTCGGAATGCCGCTTCCGGTAGTTTGAATCTCACTTTTTTCTCCTTTTCTTTGAATATCTCCATGTTTCATCGGCTCGATAAACGTGGAGTGAACAGTCCCGATGAACAGGGACCATATTTCCCTTTCCATCTTTCGTCCACATTACATATTCGGCGGGGATTACTTTCCTGCATTCGTGGCATATCATTCTACGCTGCATATTTCCCCCGTCGGTTTCATTTCATAGATCTGCATATCCATTACATAAGCAGCGGCATATTCCTGATTGCACCCCTGGCTTTCTCTCCAGTTTCCGCAGAGTATAAGCGCGTTGCATCGTTGCAGCACTTCTAAGCAGTCTTTCATCGGCTTATGCTGATGCTCTTTGTCATACGGTGCATATCCCCAATTATGAAGCGGTGAAAATAATGTTTTTTCAGGGTATTTCTCCTGTAACATTTTTAAATATGCTTGTACTTTCTCTTTGTTAGTCTCATCACCGCCATATGGATGGGCGATGTAAAGTAACTGCCCTTCTATATATGGATATTCCCTTTTCATGATTTTCATGATTGCGCTCCTCTCCCTCTTCGCACAAGAATGCACTTTTTCATTGTAGAAATGACTGTTTCCCTGACTTCCTGATCACTGCTCATCATCATCCCTATCATTTCTGCCGGGCATTTGGCACGATATAAACTATCAACCGCCACTGCAATTGCCAGTGTAACGAATTTATCGTCAGTTCCTTTTCCTGAAATGCTGAATTGTTCTAATTCATCATCTGCTCGTATCGTCAGTTCGTACATGTTCTGCCGCCTTTACTTTGATAATTAATTCCTGTCCGGGCTGCAAAGTTCCCGGGTCTTTGATATTGTTTTCTTTCGCGGTTCTCCATACTAATTCCTGGAGATTTTCCCTCCCGCCGGAAACGCGGTCACATACATCCCATAAGGTTTCTCCTTTTGAAATGTTCACCGCGTATGAGATTGACGGTAGCTCTGGCTGTACTGCGTAACCAGCTAAGAGAACACCTGCTATGAAAACAATTAGAAATTTATGCATGATAACTTCTCCACGACCGCAATCATCATTGTGATAAACACGAACAACCAGAGCCAATTTATTACCTTATCTACCATTTTTACGCCCTCATCTTTCTAACTTCCGCCCGGAAATCATATCCGCTTTGTTTCATCTTCCGTTTCTGCGCATTCTCTTCCATTTTTCGCCGGATAGCCGCTTCCGCATCTTCCGGCTCGAACAGATACGCCTTCCCTGACGGGATGAACGGTATCTCCCCCGTCCTGCACAGCATCCGTATCGTTGTGACCGGATATCCTGTTGTCGCACAGAATTCTTTTGTTGTAGTCAGCATTTTTATTGCCTCTCTTTTGCTTAAGACTCATTACAGATTCAGCCTCATTTACGGTATGATCG